GTCGCGCATCGGCGCAAGGTGTTCATGGTCTCGACGCCGACGATACGCGGGCTCAGCCGCATCGAGCGCGAGTTCGAGGCCTCCGACCAGCGGCGCTACTTCGTGCCCTGCCCGCATTGCGGGGCAAGGCAATGGCTGCAGTTCGAGCGCCTGCGCTGGGCCAAAGGTCGACCGGAAACGGCTGCGTACAGCTGCGAGGGCTGCGAGCGCCCGATCGCGGAGCACCACAAGACGGAGATGCTGGCGCGGGGCGACTGGCGGGCCACGGCGGTGTCCGCCAATCCGCATGCCATCGGCTTCCACCTCTCGGCGCTCTATTCGCCGATCGGCTGGAAGAGTTGGGAGCAGATCGCGCGGGACTGGCTCGCGGCCCAAGGCTCGGACGAGATGCTGCGCGCCGCGCGCAACACGCTTCTCGGCGAGACCTGGGTCGAATCGGGCGAAGCGCCGGACTGGCAGCGGCTGGCGGATCGCCGGATCGCCTTCCCGGCACAGATCCCGGCTGGGGGTCTGTTCCTGACGGCGGGCGCGGACGTGCAGAAGGACCGCATCGAGGTCGATGTCTGGGCCTGGGGTCGGGGCTTGGAAAGTTGGCTTGTCGATCACATCGTCCTTCCAGGCGGGCCAGATGATCCCGCCTGCTGGGACAAGCTGACAGCGCTGCTTGGCCAGACCTGGACGCATCAGAACGGTGCGATCATGACACTGGCGAAGCTCGCCATCGACACCGGCTACGAGTCCGCGGCCGTTTACGCCTGGGCGCGCAAGCAGGGCATCGCGCAGGTGGCCCCCGTAAAGGGGCTTGAGGGATTCAACCGAGCCACCCCTGTCTCGGGGCCCACCTTTGTCGATGCCAATGTGAACGGCAAAAAGCTCAAGCGCGGCGCGCGGCTCTGGACCGTGGCTACCGCCACCTTCAAGGCCGAGACCTATCGCTATCTGCGCATTGAGCGGCCCTCGGATGAAGACCGTGCGCTGGGCGTGGCGCCGGCTGCGGGCACGGTCCACCTGCCCGACTGGGCCGACAGCGAATGGCTCAAGCAGCTGGTAGCCGAGCAGTTGGTCACGATCCGTGACCGGCGTGGATATGCCCGGCAGGAATGGCAGAAGCTGCGCGAGAGGAACGAGGCGCTGGATGCCAGGGTCTATGCGCGCGCCGCGGTGTGGATCCTCGGCGCGGATCGGTTCGACGAGCGAATGTGGCGACAGTTGGAGAGGCAGGCAGGCGTCGAGACGACCTCTGCCGCGCCAAACCCCGAGCCGGAAATATCGACAGCGCCCCAGGCCGGGCGCCTCACAGCCCCCCGGCGGCGCGGCTGGAAGATCAGCACGCCCCGATACATGGAATGAGCAATGACCCTCGAGGAGTTGAAACTTCGCCACAGCGCCCTCTTGGCCGCGCGCTACAGCGGCACGCGCAACGTGAGCTACGACGGCAAAACCGTGACCTATGGCACGGATGTGGAACTTGCAGCAGCGATCGGGGATATCGAGCGGCGCATCGCCAAGGTCGAGCGCAGCGCTGGGCGTATCTTGCGTGCCTTTGCCGTGAAGGACCTGTGATGGGTGCCGCACAGAATTGGCGGCAGCGCCTCGGCGCCTTCATCGGCGGCTTTGATGCGGGCCAGCAGCATCGGCGGCTGCGCGGCTTCCAGGCGACGCGGGCGCATGTAAATGCCCTGATCGCGGCCAGCGGACCCGACATCACGGCCCGTGCCCGCTGGCTCGTGCGCAACAACGGCTATGCTGTGAACGCGGTCGAAAGCTGGGCGGCAAACACCGTGGGCGATGGCATCAAGCCAATCTCGAAGATCGCCGATGCCGCTCGCAAGGAAGAGCTGCAGCGCCTCTGGCTTGCCTGGACCGACGAGGCCGATGCCGAAGGTCTGACGGATTTCTATGGGTTGCAGCGCCGCGCGGCCCGGGAAGTATTCATCGCCGGGGAAGTCTTCGTGCGGATCCGGCCACGACGGGCCGAGGATGGCCTGAGCGTGCCGCTGCAATTGCAAATGCTTCCCTCAGAGATGCTGCCACTCCACGAGACCGGTGTGGCTCCCAGCGGCAACCCGGTCCGCCAGGGCATCGAGTTTGACCGGATCGGGCGCCGCGTCGCCTATCACTTCTTGCGCCGCCATCCCGGTGACAGCACCGATCCGGGGCTCTCGGGAGAGATCGTCCGCGTGCCGGCCTCGGAGGTGATCCATGTGATCGACCCGGTCGAGGGCGGGCAGCTGCGCGGGGTGTCGAAACTGACGCCCGCCATCGTGAAGCTGTTCCTGCTCGATCAGTATGACGATGCAGAACTCGACCGGAAGAAGGTCGCGGCGATGTATGCGATGTTCGTGACCTCGCCCGCCCCAGAAAACCCTCTCGCCCCGGCCGAAGACGAGGAGGCCCCGGCCGGCGTCGAGATCAGCCCGGGCCAGATCGTGCGCCTCGATCCGGGCGAGAATGTCACCGTCGGCCAGCCCGCCGACAGTGGCGGGACCTACGAGCCGTTCCAATACCGGACCCTGCTGCAGATCTCGGCCGCGCTGGGCATTCCCTATCCCTATCTCGCCAATGACATGGTGAAGGGGAACTTCTCGAACTCGCGCTTGGCCCTGATCGAGTTTCGCCGTCGCGTGTCGGCCTGGCAGCATTCGGTGATGGTCTACCAGCTGTGCCGGCCCGTTTATGCGCGCTGGATGGATGCCGCCGTGCTGTCAGGCGCGCTCACCCTGCCCGGCTATGAGGCGGAACGCTCCCGGCTGCTGACCGCCGATTGGCTGCCCACGAAATGGGACTGGGTCGATCCGCTGAAAGACGCCAATGCCGAGATTGCCCAGATTGAGGCGGGCCTGAAATCCCGCACCCAGGCGATCGCCGAGCGCGGCTATGACGCAGAGCAGGTTGACCGCGAAATCGCCGCGGAGCGCACTCGTGAACGCGCGTTGGGCCTCGACTTCCGGCGTCCGGGCTCGCCCGCGCAAGGCGTGCAGGCAGTGCCGGTCGCGGGGGACGCGGCGGAACAGTCTGACGAGACCGATACGGCGGACAACCCACCGCGCAAAGAGGAGGACCAGCCCTGATGCTCCACGCCCGCATTGCCGCGCGCGCCTTCAATACGCCGCTGCTGGTTGATCCGTCCAAGGCGCTGGCGTTCGTATCCGGCCTTGGGCCCCGCATCCTAGGTCGGCGGGTCGATGTCGCTGACCAGGACGGCGTCCAGGAACATGTCGTCACTCCTGCTGCCCGCGCCAGCATTCTGGTGGGCGGACTTGCCGAAGCGGGACGCACACAGGGTGAAGCACCCTATCCCGTCATGGACGGTATCGCCGTGATCGAGATCTCGGGGATGCTGATTCACCGGGGGTCCTGGATCGGCCAGTCTTCGGGGCAAACGAGTTACGAGGGGATTGGGGCACAGATCGAGGCGGCCGCGCGAGACCCGTCCATCCGGGCCGTCGCCCTGGAGATCGACAGCTTTGGTGGCGAGGTGGCTGGGGTCTTCGACCTTGCCGACCGGATTCGGACAGTTCGTGCGACGAAACCCGTCTGGGCCTTCGTCGCCGAGCATGCCCTCTCGGCAGGCTACGCGCTGGCATCCCAGGCAGATCGCATCCTGCTGCCGCGCACCGGTGCGGTGGGCAGCATCGGGGTCGTGGTGATGCATGCCGATCTCAGCGGTCAGCTTGACCAGGACGGCATGCGCATCACGCTGGTTCATTCAGGCCAGCACAAGATCGACGGCAATCCCTATGCGCCCCTGCCCGAAGCGGTCCGCGACGACATCCAGCGCGAGATCGACGTGCTGCGGGTCCTCTTCGCCGAGACCGTGGCCGCCGGTCGCGCCGGGCGGCTGAGCCAGGAGGCCGCTTTGGCGACCGAGGCCACAACCTATCGCGGGGCAGAGGCCGTGACCGCAGGCCTCGCCGACGAGGTTACGGACCTGGCGCGCGGGTTCGCCGCGTTCCGGCAGTCCCTCGGTGGCATGTCGTCCTTCTCCACCCTGCGCGCCCCGCGCGCGTCAATTCTAAACCCCAGACAGGAGGCGCGCATGGCCACCGAACATGATCCTGAAGACAGCAAGCAGGATTCCGTCCCCGATGTAACGACCAGAGACGGCAATGATACTGATGCCGTCGATCGCCCGACTTCACCGCTCGCCACACCGCCATCAACGATTGCGCACTCCGGGCTATCCTCTGTCCCACCCTTTGGTGCCGCGCAGTCCAGCAATCTGGCCGAGCTCTCAGCGGAGCTGCGCGAGGCGGCCGCGGAAATCGCCGAGATCGCAGTGCAGGCCGGACGGCTTGGCGTCGCCATCGATGCGGCCAAGGCGCTGCGCGAGGGCACCGTACCGGAGGTGCTGCGCAAATCCGTGCTGCAGAGCGCTGCGGCCGCCGCCGATGCCCGCGATATCGTCGCGGCCCCACCCTCGCCGGTTCTGCCGAAGGCCGCAGAAAGCCCGATCATCGCTGCCGCAAAACGAGCAGCTGCCGCAGGCGCGAGGGGCTGATGCCGAGCGACACTCACCGCCCCCGCGTCCACCTTAAGCCCCCGCCGTCCTCCCCGGCGGGGGCTTTCTTTTGACCTCAGCACCGGAGCCTTGCCATGACCGTTCTGACCCAACCCCCGACCCAGGGGGATGTTCTCAAATTCGAGCTGAACCCGAACTACACCCGCGAAACCGTGACCCTGCTCGCAGGCACCGACTACCAGGTCGGGGCGGTGCTGGGCCGCATCACGACGGGTGGCAAATACAAGCTCTCTCCCGCTGCCGGATCGGACGGCGCGCAAACGGCAGCGGCTGTGCTGCTCTATGCCGTCGATGCCGCTGCTGCCGATGCACCGGGCGTTGTTTTGATGCGCGGTCCAGCCATCGTCTCCAAAGCCGCTCTCGTTCTTGATCCCTCTGTCGATGACGCGACCAAGATCGCCGCCAAACACGGCCAGCTTGTCGCCCTGGGCATCGTGCCGCGCACGACTGCCTGATCGCGCGATGCCGCCCAGCCTCTGATCTCCCCCTCTTCTTCGATCAATCCTCTCTTCTTCTCTTCGGAGTTCCCGCATGACCCTGATCCGCAATCCCTTCGATGCGGGCGGCTATTCGCTCGCCGAAATGACGCAGGCCATCAATATCCTGCCCAATTTCTACACCCGCCTTGGCCAGATCGGCCTCTTTCGCTTTGAGGGCGTCACCCAACGCAGCATGGTCATCGAGCAGCGCGAAGGGGTGCTCAGCCTCTTGCCTTCGGTACCGCTTGGCGCCCCCGCCACGGTCGGCAATCGGGAGGCCCGCTCGATGCGCAGTTTTGCGCTGCCCTGGATCCCGCATGACGACATCATCCTGCCCGCCGATATTCAGGGCATGCCCGCCTTGGGGTCCTCGGATGCAGCCGATCCGCTGGTCGAGGTGATGAACCGCAAGCTGACGCTGATGCGCCGCAAACATGCCCAGACCCGCGAATACATGGAAATGAATGCGCTGCGCGGCATCGTGAAGGATGGGGCAGGCACCACGCTCTATAATTACTTCACCGAATTCGGGCTCGAGCAGCTCACCACCGACTTCGTCTTCGGCACCGCGGGCACCAATGTGCAAGGCAAGGTCCGCTCAGTGTTACGGGCGATGGAGGACAATCTGCTCGGGGAGACCATGACCTCGGCCCATGCGCTGGTCAGCTCTGAGTTCTTCGACAAGTTGATCAGCCACCCCAAGACCGAGGAGGCCTACAAGTTCTTCTCTGCCACCGGCGGGCAGCCTTTGCGCGAAGACATGCGCCGCGCCTTCCCCTTCGCCGGCCTGCTCTTCGAAGAGTATAATGGGTCCGTCACCCTCTCGAATGGGGTGGCAGAGCGCTTGATCCCGACCGGTGAGGGCATCGCCTTCCCGCTTGGCACGTTTGACACCTTCACCACCTATGGCGGCCCTGCCAACCTTCTGGAAACCGCCAACACGGTCGGCCTGCCGCTCTATGCCCGGCAGATGATGGACACCAAGGGCCGCTGGATTGACCTCATGACCGAGGCGTCGATCCTGCCGGTCAACAAGCGGCCGCGCATGGCGATCCGCCTTGTCAGTTCCAACTGAGGCTGGCCCGCATGCAGGCCATCTCCGCAGCCATTGATCTCCTGTTCACCGACCCGAACCTGGCGCTCGACGCCTGGCATCGCGACGTGGCAGGGCAGTTCACCAAACTCCGCATCATTCCGCGCCGGGCCGACAGTGTCACCGAGTTTGGCGCGGCACGGCTCTGGTCGGAAACCTTCCGTTTCGATGTTCGCGTCAGCGACCTGCCCAATCCCCGTCCTCAGGAGCAGATCCAGGTTGGCGATGAGACCTTTCTGATCCAGGGCGAGCCGGTACGCGACCGGGATCGGCTCATCTGGACGATCGAGGCGGCGGCTGCGTGAAGATCCATATTGATGGGCTGCCCGACTTTGCTGGTTTGATGGCAGCAGAGGTGGCGGCCGGGGAAAGCGCGGTGACAGCTGCAATGCGCGAGGCGGGGACCGGCCTCAAGTCTGCCTGGCGCGGCCAGATCACTGGGGCGGGCTTGGGCAGCAGGCTTGCGAACTCGATCCGCCTCGCCAGCTTCCCGAAATCGGGTGACAGCCTGAACGCCGCGGCGCTGGTCTGGTCCAAGACGCCGGGGATCATCGGCGCGCATGACACCGGTCCGCTGATCCGATCGAAGGACGGGTTCTGGCTGGCGATCCCCACGCCGGCGGCGGGGAAGTCCACGCGTGGTGGGCGGACCACCCCCGGCGAATGGGAACGTAGGACTGGTCTGCGGCTGCGCTTCATCTATCGCCGCCGGGGCCCAAGCCTGCTGGTCGCTGAGGGGCGGCTAAATTCGAAAGGACGCGCCGTGGGATCCCGCGCCAAGACTGGGCGGGGCCTGACTACCGTACCGATCTTCCTGCTGGTGCGGCAGGTCAAGCTGCCAAAGCGGCTGGATCTGGCACGGGATGCCGAGCGAGCGGTGGACGGCGTGCCGGGGCGCATCGTGGCAAAGTGGATGGAGCGGCGGCTTTGAAACCCCGGGGAGATCTTCAGATGTGCTCACTCAAGCATAATCAGGCGCAGCTTCGACACGCCTTCAGGGGAAAAAAACGAAAGGCAAATATCAAGCAGTCAGGGCTTTTTTCCTCGCCCCATACTCCTCAATGTCGATCTCTCCGCGGGCGAGGCGCAGGTCGAGTTCACCCAGCGCACTTTGAGAGGACTTCCGCGGCGCGTCTGCCTCAAGGCGGCGTACCAGCCAAACCACCCCAACTACGACAAGTCCCAGCACGATGAGCCAAAGCACCGGCCCGAACATCATGCCATAACCTTGGCCCCAGTCCATCATGTGCCCGTAACCGTCGGGGTCCGCAAAGGCAGGCGTTCCCAACACGGACAAAGCGAGTGCAATACGCGTCATCACAGCCTCCTGATGTGGATAACTGACTAAAGTCTAGCACAGATCGGCAGGGATCCGATTGATCCACCGCAAGCGGACCCCATGCCCTAGGGGCGACCGACAAAGATTAGTGGCCGTTGATTCTGATGGGTAAGGGTCTTTGCGACCGTGGAGGCGGTGCAGACCTGATCGCGGATGTGTCGGTCCACAAACAAGCGACGGTCACTGAACGCAGAGCATGGAATCACGCAGCGCGGGCATGCACCTCGATCGTCACGTGGGCTAGCTCGTGAATGCCGGCAAGACGACGGTGGTATTCCGCAACCGGCTTCGGATCCCGGCTCAGGATGGACAGGATAGCGCCATGGTGACCCGGGCCCAGCTGCCAGACATGGAGGTCGATAATCTCGTCCACTTCACTCTCGATCGCGTCCCGGACCTCGTCAGGCAAGCCCTCGCCCGGCGCAGCATAGTCCAGAAGCACCGCCCCGCTGTCGCGCAGAAGCCCCCATGACCAGCGCAGGATGACCAGCGCCCCCACGATGCCAATCACGGGGTCAAGCCAGACCCAGCCATAACTGCGCCCCGCAAGCAATGCGACTATAGCCATCACCGAGGTGAGAGCATCGGCGAGCACATGGATGTAGGCCGCGCGCAGGTTGTTGTCGCGATAGGCAGGGCGCGCTGCCTGGATGTGGTGATCATGGACATGATGATCATCGTGATCATCGTGTGGGTGAGCATGGTGGTAATGCGCATGGCCATGATGGTGGCTGTGATCGTCCTTGAGCAGCCATGCACTGATGATGTTCACCACAAGCCCAACCACCGCCACCAGGATCGCCTCGTCAAAGCTGATGGGTACCGGACTACGCAGGCGGACCAGGCTTTCCCAACCGATCAGGATCGCCACGATCGCCAGAACGGTTGCGCTGCCGAATGCGGCAAGATCACCCAGCTTGCCGGTCCCGAAGGTAAAGCGCGGGTTCCGCGCGTGCTTGCGAGCATAGCGATAGGCCAGCGCCGTGATCAGCAGGGCCGAGGCATGTGTCGACATGTGCCAACCGTCGGCGAGCAGCGCCATGGACCCATAGAGGGTCCCTGCAGAAATTTCTGCAACCATCATCGTTGCGGTGAGGGCGATCACCAGCCAGGTGCGGCGCTCGTTACGGGCATGGTCTTCGCCGAGAAAGACGTGGTCATGCAAGGCAACTGTGCCGCTGTCCCGGTTCATTTGAGATGCCTTCTCATGACTTCGATCAGTTCCGTCGCTCCAGTTGTCCGTTCGGCGTCGGTCTCCACATTCACCACATGGTTATGCAGGTGATCCTCGAGCAGTTCGATCACGAGGCCATTCGTGGCGCCGCGCACAGACGCCGCAAGGTTCAGGATGTCGGCACATGGCGCTTCAGCCTCAAGCGCGCGCTCAATGGCCTCCATCTGACCTTTGAGGCGGCGGACACGGGCGAGAAGCTTCATTCGATGGGCAGCGGTGTGACTCATAGCATAGGGGGCTACCCTATATTCAATCCACTCACAATGCCGTTCTCACAATGAATGGAAACTCCTCATGCCCTCAGCGCGCGAAACCATCCTGAGCGCCCTTGCGGATTTGCTGCGCACGGTACCGTATGTGCCCGTCTTGCGCGGGGAGGTTCTGCCCGAGCGCGTGCCTGCGGGGGGACTCATGATCTTGCGCGATGGCAACCCGGGGGAGCCGGGCGTGACGTTGTCACCGCTGACCTGGCACTATCAGCACAGGGCAGAGCTCGAGGTGGTCGTCCAGGCCAATGCTGGTCGGGACGCGGCCTTTGATCACCTGATTGCGCAGATTGGTGCGGCACTCTCGGCCAACCGCACCCTGCTGGGGCTCTGCGACTGGGTTGAGGCCGAAGCGCCCGAACCGGTTGACCTGCCCATCGAGGGTGCAGCCAGTCTGAAGGCAGCCATCATTCCAGTGGTGCTGCATTATTCCACGGCCGATCCACTGGCCTGACATCCCCAAACAAGGAGACGACAGAATGGCACGCGCACAAGGCGCGCGGGCGCAGATGGCGCTTGCGTTCGAGACCACTTACGGGACTGCGCCGGCGAGCGGCTTCACCAGGATGCCCTTTGCCAGCACTACTCTGGGCTCCGAGCAGCCACTGCTGAACAGCGAACTCCTCGGCTACGGCCGTGATCCGCTGGCCCCGATCAAGGATGCGGTGACGGCGGACGGTGATGTTGTCGTGCCGATCGATGCCGCTGCCTTTGGCTTCTGGCTGAAGGCCGCCTTCGGAGCGCCAGTGACGACCGGCGCTGCAGCAGGGCCGTTCACACATGAGTTCCGCTCGGGCGCCTGGACGCTGCCCTCGATGTCGATCGAGACCGCGATGCCGGAGGTGCCGCGCTTCGCGATGTATTCCGGCTGCATGCTCGACAGTCTGACTTGGCAGATGCAGCGCTCTGGATTGCTGACGGCAACGGCCAGTCTGATCGCGCAAGGGGAGAGCATCGCCACCACCTCAGCCGCTGGCACGCTGGCGGACCTCGGCCTCAAGCGCTTTGGCCATTTCAACGGGGCGATCACCCGGAACGGAAGCCCGCTCGGCAACATCATCTCGGCCGAGATCACCTACACCAACACCCTCGACCGGGTGGAGACGATCCGCTCGGACGGGCGGATCGAGGGGGCCGATCCGTCGATTGCCGCGCTGACCGGCAAGATCGAGGTGCGCTTTGCCGACCCCACGCTGGTCAACCAGGCAATCGCAGGCGAGCCCTGCGCGCTCAGCTTTTCTTATGGCCTGCCGTCAGGGGAGAGCTTCAGCTTTGTCGCCCATGCCGTCTATCTGCCGCGCCCGCGCATTGAGATCGCGGGACCGCAGGGCGTGCAGGCCAGTTTCGACTGGCAGGCCGCACGTGACACCACGCTGGGGCGGATGTGCACCGCCACGCTGATCAATAGCATCGAGGAGTATTGACCATGCTGCGCCTGACCCTCGCCCGCGAGGCCCACTGGCTCGATCTGCCGATGGGCGTGCGCCTGCTGGTGGAGCCGCTCAGCACGGCCCTCATGGTCGCGGCCCGTACCGATCCTGCGCTGCGCGCCCTGCCCTCCGGCTCGCCCGATGACGCTGTTGCCGTGGCCTTTGCCAAGGCGATCGCGGCGCGCGCCATCACCGCTTGGGAAGGCGTCGGTGATGCGACCGGTGCGGCCCTTCCGGTCAGCCCCGAGGGCATTGCCGCCCTTCTCGACCTCTGGCCGATGTTCGAGCGGTTCCAGACCGACTATGTCGCCCGCGGGCTGGAGATCGAC